TGGAGTGGTAAATAATAATGTCACCGAAACGATAAACAATGTGACAGTTAATGGCTCTGCTGTTTCTATCTTTAATCAAGAATTTATCGCAACTTCATCAAATGTTTTAACCTGGACACAGAACAATGGCACGCTACCAGTGACTAACTTAAATGCCTCTATTCATGTTTACCAGAATGGGCAGAAATTAATAGATAGTCAATATAGTATTACGGCACCTGCTACTATTACAATAGATGCTAATACACATTACGATGGCAGTAATTATATTGTCTTTGCAATCAACATAATATAATGGAAGAAATAAAAGCACCAAAGAAAGAAAGAAAGTTTTTAAAAGCCATGGGTGACATTGCCCTTACCTTGTTCCGTGAACTGCTTCTTGGCGTCGGGAAGAAGGTTATTAATAAAATAGGCAACAAACGGCAAGGCCTTGTTATTGCCCTTGTCATGGTTGCAGGAATATCTTACGCTTCAATTGATTCTATCCCTTATCCAATTACAGGCAATAAGCAGCGTTTAGGATTTCAGACTACCGGCAACGGGCTTGTGTACAGAGGCACTGCCGCAGACACTGTGACAAAGCCAACAAGCTATGCAGATAAAAACGTAAAAGCTTATCTTATCCTTGACTCTGTTAGCGGCTCTTTATATGTTTTTAGGCAAGGTGCCTGGGCAGCTATAAGTGGTGCAGGAGGATTTACACAGCCAGTAGATTCATTGTTCTTTGATACAAGTGTTCCGAGTAATAATGTTGACACGGCTAAAATGAGATGGGATAGTGAGTTAGGAACGGTAGTATTAGGAATGTATGACCAGGTGCCTAATGAACTTGGTTTTAAAAGTTTTTGGCTTGTTAAAAATCAGACAGGATCAACAATTACAAAAGGCAGTATAGTTTATGCCAATGGCACGGTTGGTGCAAGTGGAAGGATAACTATTGATAAATTTATAGCTGATGGCTCAATAGATGCAAAATATTTAATTGGAATTACAGCTCACGATTTGACAAATGGAGAAGATGGTTACGTTATATCATTTGGTAAAATACGACAAGTTAACACCGATACCTTTGCGGCAGGTGCAATCCTTTACCCTTCACCAACGGTGGCAGGTGTTTGGACAGACGTTGAACCTGTTGCTCCAAACATTGATATGCCTATTGGCTTTTGTATAAATAGCCATGTAAACAACGGAACAATAGCAATACGGGTAGCATCGGGATATGATTTGTCAGAGCTTCATGATGTTGCAATTACTTCACCAGTTGACAAGTCTTCATTGTATTACTCTGGTGGATTATGGAGGGACACAACGGCAACACTTTTAGTTAGTGATACTGCCTCTATGTTATCTAACTACGCTACCAAAGCCTATGCAGATACAACAGGCAGATTTTACGCAAGGCAAGAATTTAGAAGTGTATCATCAAGCACTTTGACCTGGACACAAAGCGATACATTAGTCGTAAATGATACTACCTCGTTACAAGTTTATAGAAATGGTCAAATACTTTTGCCTAATCAATACACAGTACCAACATCAACAAGTGTAGTAATTGCATCAACATCTTATAAAGCAGGTGAAAATTATACAGTCATTCTGCCTCGTGGAGGTGGAGGTGGTGGCAGTGGATCGGGCAGCCTTACCTCTATTACAGCAGGCACTGGCATTGTTGTTTCACCTAACCCAATTACTACCACAGGCACAGTCTCGGCAGACCTTACCGTAATGATGGAGCTGACAGATACTACATTATTAAACCTTACTACAAGGTTTGCAACAAAGCAAAACAATATAACACTTACTACTACTGGAACAAGTGGCGCATCTACTTTAGTAGGTTCTACTTTAAATATACCACAATATAGTGGAGGAGGCACAGGCACAGTTACAAGCGTAGCAAGTGGCTATGGCTTACTTGGTGGGCCAATAACTACAACAGGCACACTAACAGTTGATACTTCCACAGTATACGACTTTGTTAGAGATAGCATTGTAGCAGTTGAAATAGGAGGAGATACAATAAAAATACTTAAACAGGAATATACACCTGCCACAACAGACACATTAACCTGGACAGTGACAAGTAAATTTCCTATACAACTTCGCCAGTTTATTCTCCTCTTCCGCAATGGGCAGTTGTTATTAAATGACCAATTCAGCATCATTGACACAAACAAGGTCAAGGTAGCAGCATCATCTTTTAAACTTGGAGAAAATTATACATTAGTTACCGTTAGTGGCATAGGCTCTGTTTCCTCTGCGCAAGGCAATCCAGTTTATCCAGAGGCAGGCATAGCTTTAAGCACTGGCACAACATGGACAACAAGTATAACAAATAATAGTAGTAATTGGAACACAGCATTTACAGATAGATTAAAATGGGATGGAGGCAGCACAGGACTTGTAGCAGCGACAGGAAGGACAAGTTTAGGAGGCACAACAATAGGGCAATCTATGTTTACCTTGACCAATCCTTCTGCCATTACCTTCCCTCGCTTCAACGCTGACAACACAGTTGATGCCAGGAGTGCGGTTAATTTTAGGAGTGACATTGGAGCTGGCACTGTTACGGAGGTAGATGCCTCAACAACGGTTGGAAATCCAATATCTATAACTAATAAAACTACTACACCTACAATAGAATTGTTAAGTGCAACGAGTGGTAGGAATGGTTATCTAACATCAACTGATTGGACAACATTTAATAATAAACAGAATGCTTTAAGTAATGCAAGTGGAAGTGTTAGTGGTATTTTAACATCAACAGATTGGACTACTTTTAACAATAAACAAAACGCTTTAACACTTACTACAACAGGCACAAGTGGAGCGGCAACATTAGTAGGAGCAACATTAAACATTCCACAATACACAAGCGGAGGCGGTGGCACTGGCACGGTGACAAGTGTTGCAATGACTGTACCATCTTTTCTACAAGTAACTGGCTCACCTATTACAACAAGTGGCACGTTAGCTGTTTCATTAAGTGGTAATGCTTTACCATTGGCAAATGGTGGTACTGGCGCAACTTCGGCATCTGATGCAAGGATAACATTAGGAGGCACAACAAGTGGTATATCTTTATTTACTTTAACCAATAGTGTATCTGATAAATTTATAAAAGTAAATTCTAACAATACTATTACTTTACTAAATGCAGCTGACACAAGGACAACCATCGGAGCAGGCACAGGAAGTGTATCAAGTGTGGGTATGACTGTACCTACTTTCTTATCTGTATCGGGAAGTCCTGTAACATCAAGTGGTACATTAGCGGTAAGTCTTAGCGGTGTACCATTGCCAGTTGCAAATGGTGGCACTGGAGGAGCAAACGAAGCGGATGCAAGAAATAATTTAGGAGCGGCTTGTAAAAGTTGTACAGAAACATTGACAGGAAATAAAACATTTAGCGGTACAGTAACATTGAGTAGTGTAAGTGGCACGGCAACAAGTGTTATTGGAAGGAGTAGCACAGGGCAGGTAGTAGGAGTTAATGTAGGTAATGGATTAAATTTAACAAGTGGAACATTGACTGCAACAGCATTTGGCAATGATTCTATTAATGTATATCTTGCTATAAATGGGCCAGGTATTACATTATCGTCAAGTTTTGGTGTTTATTCACACTGGTATGTAAATATTAATCAAGCTTCTACCGTTACTATTACATTACCATCTGCAAGTGGTAATCCAAACAAAACACTTGTAATTAAAAATACTGGTGCTGGTGCTGTTAATTCAGCAGCAACAAACGTAGAGCCATTAAATAGCACCTCCCTTACATCAGCTATTTTAGTATCTGGTGGAGGTAAATATGCTACACTTGTTAGCAATGGGACTAACTGGATTAAAATGGCTGGTAATTAATCATTAAAAACATAAACATGAAACAACTCCTTTTCCTCCTCCTTTTACCTTGCCTTGCATGGGCACAGTATCCGAGCAATGGCAATCAAAAGATAACGCTTGGAGAACAGAGCACTGCCGACGGGCTTATTTGGCGGGGTGTAGCATCCATTGATACAGTTACGGCAACAAGCAAAATAACAAGGGCAAACAAACAAGATACAAGTGCTTTTTTGCTTCTTGATACAACTACAAATTTGCTATGGCATTATAAAACGGCAAGCAATGGATGGATACAGGCTGGAGGCTCAACCTTTGATACAACTACTTTAAACCTTGTTTCTCGCTTTGGTTTAAAATTAAATATAAGCGACACGACTTCTATGCTTACAAATTATTACCGTAGTGGCAGAGCGTTGGGCACTCCTTCAAGCGGTGTTTTAACCAATGCAACGGGGTTGCCAATATCTACTGGTTTAACAGGATTAGGGGCTGCAAATCGAATACCTTTTGCATCATCTGCAACTGCATTAACAACAAGTGCGAATTTATTATACAGTGGCTCAATATTAAGGGTTAATCAAGTTGCCATAGGAGATACTGCAAGTAGTACCAGTGGATTAATAAATTTATTAAGTTTAAGTGGTGAAGGTGCTGGATTTACATTAAAATCAACTTACTATGCTCCTACTTTAAGGTCGTTCAGTTTCTTAATAAACGCTGTTGGTAATGCTGGTTTTTGGAACAACAACACATCATCCTACTCTTATTTTATTGAGAATGCAACAAACAACATAGGCATTGGAACTATAACTCCAGACCAAAAACTCCACGTTGTCGGAAATGGCAAATTTACAGCAGTTGGTGCTGGTACATTTTCAAATAATTTAAATATAACATCTGATGGCACTTTAACAACAGCAACATCTGATATAAAATTTAAATACAATATAAGACCTTTAAATTATGGTTTAGAAACATTATTGCAATTAAAGCCTGTAAACTTTCAATGGATAGAAGGTCAAGAAGAAGATTTAGGTTTTATTGCTCAAGATGTCGCTGAAATAATACCTGAAGCAGTTAACACAAATTGGAATAGCGATTTATTATTTAGATATGAATCTTTAATTCCTATTCTCACCAAAGCCATCCAGGAGCAACAAGCCTTAATCAAAGCCCTTGAACAAAGATTATTAATCCTTGAAAATAAATAAAATGAAATACTTATTATTATTCCTTCCCTTGTTTTCCTTTGCGCAAGATGTTGTCAAAGACACGGTGTATATTCAAAAGCAAGGAAACATTTATTACATTATTCAGCAAACAACTTTGTCTGATTCAACTGTCACAGGCTCAAAGCAAATATTAGGCGATAGTGCAACTGCCATTCAAAGCCTTGTTACCGATGCGGAAAGGCAAAGCAACACTATTGCCATTCATGCAAAGCCTATTATTACAAAGGCTAAATCAGTACAAAGGATTAATTACTACAATGATTTGCACGTTCAAATAAGCGGTAAGCCTGTCTATTTTACCACGGCTCAAAGAGATACGGCAAAGTTTCTTGGAGACTGGAGACTAAATTTCAACGGTGAAATCATTGATGGAGTTATTGAGTTGAACAACAACAAGCGTTTAATCTTCAACCCAGACAATGGCAAGGTGTATTCCATTTCAACCAATCTACTTTTATCTACATTTACCAATCAAATTTCCTTTGCCTTTAACGGTGTTAAATACGACTTGTACAAATATGCTGATGGCAAATTTGCAACGGTGGAGAATGATGTTAGGCTCATAAAAAAGGAATAACATGAAGTCAATAATTTTAAACCTACTTAAACAAGGCTACGATTTCTTTGCCGTGGCATTGACAACTGGCTTTATCTTTTCTTTTTTCTTCCCGATTAAACATTTCCTTTTATTTACAATCGCAGTTGTAATAGCGGACACAATCACGGGAATCAAGGCAGCAAAGAAAGAGGGCAAGGCTATAACAAGCAAAGGACTGTACAGGACAACGGAGAAGATAGTGGTATATTTTACATCTATCCTTATCTTTCACGGTGCGCAGCTTACCTTTGCAATTCCAGTACCTATTGTTTACCTTGTCAGCTCAGTAATCGCTGGTACAGAGTTGTTCAGCGTGGCGGAGAATGTCAAGCGGATAACAGGAGTAAATCTTGGCACGGTAATAGTTAGATTTTTTAGACGTTAAAAACAAATAATCATGGAAACAAATTTCAAAGAAGTTTTAAAAAACTCAGACACAAAGAAAAGTCCCTTATCAGACATTGCTTGCTATTCTCTTAATTTTGCAGAATTAGCGCAAAGTATAAATGTAATCGTAAGTGATGATGATAAGAAGGTTAAATTTACCTGGAGAGAATATGTTAAATTAGCTCAAATAATCTGGGACAAGGTTAAGGAAACAAGCCAAGAATGTGCTGGGAAAACGATAGAAGTAAAAGTACCTGCTAAATTTGGTTTGATATCCGCAGCTTTTTCGCTTATCGGATTTAAGTTATAGGCGCAGCAGGAATCGCTACCTTAGTGCCGAGGGGAGTAGATTGATTTCTATTCCCCTTTAAAATAAAAAAACTATGTTACAAAAAATATTTCCAAATACTTATCAATTTATGGACTATCAAGTCTACAAAAAAGATAGGTATTTTTTACTGATTTCCGATGTTCACCTTGACAGTGTGCATTGCGACAGAGTGAAGCTAAAGCAACACCTTGACCTTGCAATGGAACGGAATGCTCCAGTATTTATCTTTGGTGATTTACTTGACTTGATGCAAGGTAAATATGATCCTCGCAGCAACAAAGCAGATTTAAATCCTAAATACAATTCTGCCAGATACATTGACGAAGTAATTAAAGATGTTGTCGAATTTTTAATGCCTTACAAATCTATCTTAGCTTTCTATTCACCTGGCAACCATGAGACAAGCGTTGAAAAGCGCATTGAGTATGGCATAGTTGATAAGATTTGCGATAAGTTAGAAATGACACAGGGCAATTATTCTGGATATATTTATTGTAGAATGTATGCTTACTTAGATGAAGGTTCCAAAGTGCCTTTAATTATGGCTTATCACCACGGGTACGGAGGTGGAGGGCCTGTAACTAAGGATGTAATTCAAACAAATAGAAGAGCTGTATATCTGCCAGATGCTAACATTGTAATCTCCGGACATACGCATGATAGATGGATTGTTCCCGTTACAAGGAATCGCATTTCGCGATACGGTGAAAGTGTAGATCAGCAATGGCACATAAAGACAGGCACCTACCAAAATGCACCTATTGATTTTAATGGTTATGCCGTTGAAAAAGGATTGTCTCCTAAAGCAGGTGCTGGTATTTGGATGAAATACACGATTGATGTTAATAAACAATTATTGTACAACTTTCAATTTGCAGAATGAAACCAAATGAATTTGTAGTATGTGTAGATGCTGGGCATGGAGGTCTTAATAAAGGAATAGGGCCAGATAAGTATGTCACCTATCCTTCCAAATGTTTCCAACATAATCACGGTAAATTCCATTCCTATGGCTGGTTCTTTGAAGGAGTGTTTAATCGCTCTCTTGCCAACTTCCTTGAGCAGTTTCTCCTTGACTATGGCTTCCAGGTTAAAAAGGTTTATGAGCCTATAATTGATACATCACTTAACAAACGATGTCAGCTTGTAAATAGCTATGCCACACTTGGCAAGGCTGCTGTGCTTGTTTCTATTCACGGCAATGCGGCAGCGGCAACAACTGCCAGAGGATGGGAGGTATTTACATCACCAGGTAATACAAAGTCTGATCTCCTTGCTACCATGATTGGAGAAGAAGTAAAAGATGCTACACCAGGCTGGGTGCATCGGCATGATTACAGTGATGGTGACCTTGACAGAGAGGCAAGGTTTCAGATGTTGACTGCGACAACAGTGCCAGCGGTGTTGACAGAGAATGGCTTCTTTACAAATTACAACGATGCTGTGTTGATGATAGACAGAGAATGGCAAGAGGCAGTTGCGAAAGCTCACGCGAAAGGCATTCTTGAATATGCTATAAAGCAAGGTGTGGAGTGGTAACAAAAAAGCCGCAGGATAAAACACCTGCGGCTACAATACACACTAAGTAAACACCACTCAACTTTTGAAGAGTTTTTTAAACATCGTAGCTGCTTTAGCTTTCACATCGTCTTTTTCGCTCGTATTATTTACTATCATAAATAAAATAGCTTTTAATCTTTCTGGATTCATGTACTCATAAAACTTTCTACCTGCTCCA